CCTTACCATCGTTTTCCTTTCTCTCAATGTTGAAAATGTTGAGAATATTCGAGCCCTTTAAATCGGGGTTGATTTTCACGCAATTCTCCATGATTGACGTGATTTCAATCAGACAAATACCCATACATACCGGTATGAATACCGGTAGTTCAATCCCCAGATTGATGTAGTCCGAACCGTATTCAACGATTAACGCGACGCAAATAATCGCTAGGTACGCGAACTTGTGCCCGAGTCCCTGTCTCATTTTTTCGCTGGATAATTTGCCGTGCATAATCGCGTTGACCACGCCGGTAATATAGTCAATCAGTACCAATAAAAATACGATACCGATAACGATTAATTCGTGGATTGGCATGAATTTCCTCACTTTCTTATGCCTGATTGTTGCAACAAGCCGCCAAGAATCATACTGAATTCTGCTTTGATTTGCGGTGTCTCAAAACGCAATCGTCCGACGCGATAGGCGTTCAGTATTTTCTGTGTCATGTCATCGGAACGTTTGAGCATGATGCAATCATTATCAACCAGCCGGTAGTCAAACGTAAAATCCCTAGTGATTTTCGGCTGTTTCTTGGTGATGACATATAATACTTCATCGGTGTCACTCAATTGTTGATACACGTTGAAAATACCGTATTCGGTGGTTCTTAATGTGAACGCATAACCGGCGTTATTGAAATCACTGATGAGAGTATTGGCGTTATCTCTAAAATCATTGTTGATTGCATAATTCGCATAATTTTCGTCATATTCGCGTAAAAATTGTCCGAACCTCGATGTGGCCACCTTGGCGCTGAATCCACCATAATCCGCCAATTCCACCATGACGAACCCGTTGCAATAGCGCTGGTATTGCGTGCGATTATCCAACTGTGATTTCAAATTGATGTTGAATGCCGAAAAATACGGGTTAGCCAACGTCACCGCGTTACTGCACATGATAACGCGAACCCTATCATTCCAACGGTCAACCGTGTTATAGAACTCCTCAAGCGCGGTTACTTCACCGCCCAAATACCGCATATTATCGGGGAATATCTCATCAAAAACAATGGTTCGCACCTTGGGATACGCAACTGATTTGACCTGTCCCGCCTGACTGAGGGCAATGAAGTACCCCATGATATGCCATGTGGGGCGCGTCTTGCCGTGCTTGTCCGTGGTGGCGTCCCTGTCATCCAGCCAATGACATTCAGCTTGATTGCCGGACACGCGAAACTCCAACTCCGGGTATTGCTCCGCGATATCAGCAAACCATGTGCTCTTGTTTTTCTGCTCCTCCGCCGTCCTGCGTAGATAGATGAACTGCCAGCGTTTTCTAATCCAATCACCGATGACAAGTTTTTTGGCTCCGTAGGTTTTGCCGAGGCCGCGAGCGCCGATTACGAACATCCAAGGCGCATGATAGGATAATATGCGCCCGTAATCGTAATAATCACCCTCCGCTAACAGTCTCTCCATAATATCCATCTTACCATACAACAGTGACAGACCGGCGGATATCCACCGGCCCGTCATTGTGTCAGAAGTTCGGCGGCGCGCTGGTGCCGTCCCACACGTTCAGCAGCGAGTAGACGGTATTATAGCGTGTCCCGTATGGCCCGAACGGGGACGTATTGAGGATATTATTATACAGTTGGGTAAGAGATGCAGCATGAGGCACATTCAACGCGCCCGCCGGGCTTTGATGATAAGCGCTCGTCCACAGTATTTGCATTTTCACATCATTATACATCTGTGGGTAGCCCTCGTAATCCTCGGCAAACTGGTTTCGCTGTCCCTGCCGTGATTCCGCACGCCGCGCCCACGTCTGAAATGCGGCGACCTCGCTACCGGTCATTGCCCTGTTGAACGCGCCGCCTGATTCCATAAGCGTGGCGATATTTGGCGCGGCAGCGGCAAACGCCTCATACCCTACAGCGTCCACCGCCTTCATGGCATTCAAGACCTGTAGGCGGCGTCCAAAACTCCATTGTGCGATTCCGATACCCTGATTATTCGGTTCGACAGCATCCCAGTGCAATGATGATTCAACGGTACCGATGACATAGAGCGCGTATGAGCTTTTCCCGTCGCCCACGCTTGGCGTACCCTGACCATGGTCGGCGTCCGGCTGACCTGTGCCGCCGCGATATACCCACGTCTGGGCGCTCGATTTATAGAAAATGGCTTGTGATGATGTCGTGCCCGAACCACTGTGATATATGAGATTATCGCCCTGTAGTTGTATCCATGCGGAGATGTCGCCGTCCACGTTCACGCCCGGATTATTGCCACCAGTCGGGTTATCGCCGGATTCCGGCGGTTCCGGCAATGCCGTGGGATGCAGATAACCGAGGAGCTGTGACCCCCTCGCGAGCGGTAGGGTTTGATGCACGGCGGGCGTTGGGTTTTGCGTCAACACGTCGATACTGTCGCCTCGAATGCCACCCCATACGATGGCTACGTGACTGCCGGGGTAGTTTTGACTGCCGAACCTCCAAAACACGACATCCCCCATGCCGGGCGTATAGTTGGCGTCTTTTTTCTCAAAAACACGTCCAACCGCCGCCGTGGTGGGGAACATGGTGTAATTGCCTTCCGCGTAACCTGTTGGTGTGATACAGTCGCCTAACGACAGATTGTAATTATCCATACAATATTTCGCCCATAAATCCCAGCACTGGGCACCGAAAACACCGTCCATGTCCCAATATTGGTTTTGGGTTCGCTCCAACCATGCTTGCACGTCTACCATGATATTAGTATACCCCGTCCGGTGTGCCGAGCGGGGTATGGATTAGATTTTCAAAACAAGAACACTTACCACGGGTAGCATGCGAAACAGCCATTGTTGCCTCCGGCTGTATCTCCGAAGTAAGAAATCTTGGGGGCGCCGGACGTGTCCGAGTTCGGCGTGTTGGTCAACAGCCAGCCGCTTATAGCGGAGCCGGAGTTAGTGAGGCCCGCACCCCACGTCCTGAAGATGTTCGGAGTGGAACCGGCGGCCACCCTGGCCCAACTTGGGAAGTCAAGACCGGCTTTCAGTTCGGCATTGGTGGCTCCGTCTTCGCCCCAAAGCGTGGCGAAAACCATGCCACCAGACGCAACGATGTTGCTATGCACGTGGCCGCTGGATGAGGAGAGGGTGGCCGCTTCGTAGCGTCCGGTATAGGTGCCTCGGATTGCGGAGGCCATATAGGATGCAATGGCCTTTGAGCCGTTGGCGTTCGGGTGGATGTCGCCGCTGGGGAAATTGGAATCGTTGCCGATGTTCCACGTCCAAGCCCAGTCAACGTTTTCCACGCCGTTTTTGGCAGCAGCCTGCGCGATTCCCGCGGCTTTCTGTCGTCCGTACATGTCCATACCGGCATTATGCCAGAGCATAGGCACGGAGATGATGCGGGCTTTGGGGAACTTAGCACGCGCATTGGAGAACATCGCATCTGCATATGATTCCATCTGTGACGTGGTGCCGATATCGTTTCTACCGCCTCCGACAATGATAATCGCCACATTATCATTATCGATGGCCGGCGCGTTGTAAGCGTTGTTAATCTGGTCGGTGAACCTATTGTCTGATACGTTAAAACCGGCACCGGTAATAGCGTAGTTTTTCACTTGATAATCGTTGCCGATGATATTACGAAGCTGTGTAGGCCATTTTGTCGCATCCGTACCGTCCGGATTGACGGTGCTGGATGAATTGGCGTAGCTATCCCCGATGCAAAGGCAAATCGGCAACTGGTCTCCAGAATGCGACTCCAATGCCTGAATCCTTTGGCTCAACTGCTGTGCGGTGCCTGCGTATCCGCCCTGCTTGGTGAATGTCACGTCCGCCTGTGACTTGGTGTACACGTCCGTTGTATTGGCTTTGCCATCGACGGTATCGGACAATGTGGACACCGCGCCCTGCAATGCGGTGAGCGCCGTGTTTTCCGCCTTGCCGTTGATGGTGGACATCAAGTTTTGTGCAGTCTGCGTCGAGGTGACGCCAAGCGCGGTGAAATACGACTCCTGCTCGGCCAGTCCCTCCTTATTGGTCTGGGCCAGTGACAGAGCGCTGTCCGCCGCGCTTTTCGCCGCGTTAGCGGCAGATGTCGCGGTGGTCGCGTCTGTTTCGTTGCGATACAT